CAAGCGTAACGGTAACGACAACTGTGGCATATCGGGCTTGGTGCTGCTCTGCGAGTATTGCGGCTACGCCTAAAGCCATGCAAGCGACATTCAACCAGACAGCCTCAGTCTCGCCTTACACCTTTGGAAGCTCTATGACAGGCTTTGGGATAACCAATGATGGAGCTACGGCGCTGACTTTCACGATTGGAACGCTCACGGTCACTGTGAATCCTGGTGAAACTTTCGAGAGCGGCTTTACTGCCTTTACGCAGGTTACTATCACAGCGACAGGACCTTTCCGTGCTTGGGGTATGGCCTAAAAATATAAATTTGGGAGGTAATATATAATGCTGAGTAAAATATCCCCAACTGAGTTTGAGGTTTCCTGCTCCATGACACGCTCGTCAACCGTTACGGCGTATGTAATTGAAGAAATTATCAACGGCACCGGTGCAAGCATTCTGCCGACTCTTGACTTTTCAGCAATATGCGGAGCCACGGCTAGAAAAATACAGATCAATTCGGCACAGGTAATATCCAGCAACGGCGCAACTTCTTTACCTTTGATAGCAAGATTATTCCTGTGCAATGTCAATAATCCACAGACAGTCACGGATTATGCACCGTTTAATCCCTCGGCTGCAGTCTTGGCATCGAATTTGGCCTGTGTGATTGACGACTTATCATCGTTGGTTCATCAGGCTTCGAGTGCTTATATTTTGCAACAAAACGAGATACAGCGTAATGCGACTCTGGATGCAAACGGACATCTGTACCCGTGTCTGCTGGCTAACAATGCTTATGTTCCAGCCAGTGGTGAAACGATCAGTATTACGATTAAGGGGTATTTGCTGTAAGGAGGCGAGGGTATGAATATACTAACAGAACAGCCCAAAAGGCCGATTTACACACTCAACCTCGGTAAAGCATTGGCCCCTTATCATCAGGCATTAAAAAATGTTGGCTCGCAAATAGTCCGTGTCAACTGTGTTGGTGACTCTGTGGATGAAGGCTATAATGCCTCTGACCCCTCGTTATATGGCTGGCCTGTGGCTTTACGGACAGTCTTGCAGAATAAATACAATGCCGCTTGCGGCGAAGGGCTTATTAACCTTCTGAATCCAGAGGAAACAAGGGTAACGTATGCCGGTAGCTGGACCACATCGGCGGATAGCGGCGGTTATGGTAACTGCACCGCTACCTATGGCAATGCTTCGCCGACTTTGGGCGCGCTAACTATAGCTAATATTCAAGCTACGTCGATTACAATTCTTTACAAAACACAGTCAAATGGCGCGTCTGCGAACATAGCTGTGGATGGCGTAAATGTTGGCTCTGTTTTGAATTGTTATGGTGTTTCGGTTACCAACGGCAATATATGGACTTCTGGCCCAATTGCCTACGGAACTGGCAGTCATACGTTGACTATCACACCGACAACGGCGGGTGCGTATATTTATATCCAAGGGATATTTGTCAATACGGCATCAGCCGGTATTGAAGTCAACCGCTGTGGCATATTTGGTTCAACGGCTCCTCTGTGGGGTCAGGCATCAATAACGGGGTGCTGGAACGTGAGGCCCGCTATTTTAACCACCCTGGCCCTTGGGTACAACGATAATAATAGTACAGTTACGAACTATTCAAGCGGTACGGCTTATGTGCGGGGGAACTTCGTTGTTGGTGCAGATTACAACGGGTATCAATGTATTGCAGCCACAACGGGCAATGCCCCACCGAATGCCACCTACTGGGCCCCCGTTCCTAGGAGTAATCCACAATCCTATATGCAGTATATGACAACCGTTATTAACAACATTAAGTCAACCGGCTCAGGCGTTATTTTGATTGCAAACCAACAGTGCAACTCTCAGACTCCATCAAACTGGCCCAATTATGTCAAAGCTATGATTACTCTTGCACGACAACAAAACATAGGGCTAATTAGCCTGTATCCAGCATGGCATAGCTGGCAATCATCCTGCGCTAGAACTGCGTCGGGAGCCTGGGGGAGTAATTGGGGCTACTGGTACAACGGCACATCAAATAATGCTCTGCATCCAGGGAATGCTGGGTATAATGCTATGGGAAATTTCATAGCGCATTATCTGTAAAAGGAAGGGTAACAATGAAAAAGGTTATTTTCTTTGTCTTAATAAGCCTAATATGCGCCACGGCACATGCGGCCTCTGTTACGTCCTTTGGCGCGGTAGGTGATGGCAAGACTAACGATACGGCTGCCCTTGAGAAAGCCTTTGCCGCGGGTGGCAACATCGAAATCCCTGCCGGTGTTTACAGTGTGAATTACCTGACGATACCGAGCAATGTTACTATCACCGGCGACACCGGGGCAATTCTTGTCGGCAGAGGAACCGGGTTTAAGAGTACGATCATCACTATCGCTTCCAAAAACGTCAAGATCAATAGCCTTATATTTGACGGCAATATAGCTACGGATGACGGTATCACAATTGAGGCCGCAGCTAACGGAGTGGTGCTTAACAACTGCGAGATCAGGAATATATACGGAACTGCTGGATGCGGCATTATTATTTCAAGCGGCGCACAAAACATCACGGTTAATGATTGCGATATCCATAATATTAGTGGCCCGGATAACGGCATTGCTGGTGACCTTGTGGGTGCTAACCGCGATATTTTTATTCAGCAGGTCAAGAACACGGTAATATCAAGTTGCACTTTAGAGGGCGTTCACGATTTTGAGGATGGCGACTGTATTCATGTTCAGTCTGTTGCCACTACGGATGCTAATCAATGGGCTGTATCAGGCGTTACCATTAAAGATTGTATTTTTAAAAGCTTTTATAAAAGAGCATTGAAACTTCAAGCGTCTGGCGTGACTGTTACCGGCAACATTATTTCATCGTCTTATGTTGGCGACCAAGAAGGAACCTCGGACATTTACGCTTGTAACTGGGAAGCGATAAGCAGTTTCGGCGCTCACAACGTTATTGAAAATAACAACATCAATGTACTCAGAGCGCACGCTGGTATTTCAGTCAGGGGTAACGCTAATCTGGTGGAGAAAAATATTATCAGCGTAGATCCTACAGGAACTTACCAGACTGCCTGGACCTGCGCTGAATCCGGTATATGGGTTGATCCGCTGGGATGTAACAGCCAGATTATCGGCAATACAATCTTGGCGAAGCAAAATCCTGTCTACATAGCCCCTGGGGCTAAAAACGTAACTGTTAAGTAAGGAGGGCCGGTCAATTATGACCTTTAAGGACCAGCTTCAGGCTGATCTTGCCGCAATGCTCAATACTCTTGAGTTTGCCGATCTTCACGCCGTTGAGTTAGAGGAAATTGTCTATAACATCCCGGCCATAATACAGTTTGAAACGACAGATAAATATAGCAAGCCGTATGATGGTGTTTACCAGGATAATATTGAATTACTGTTTAATGCTGCTGATGTTGCCCGAGCGCCGATACGTGATCAGCAAGTCATCTTGGATGGCGAGATTTATTACGTCGTGAAATGCTTGACAGAAGCGGGGCTTGTGGCCTGTACGCTGGGGGTACCGGAAGTATGATTGATATAACATCAGACATTCTGAAGGCTAATGTGCTATTGAACCATATCGAAGGGAGCGCGCCAAAAGCAATTATGCGCGCCCTTAATCGTACGGTTGACGGTGCAAAAACCGATATTGTGAAGCAGGTAACGGCAAATTACAATATTAAGCCTAATAAGATCCGTAAGGTTATAAAAGCAACTCACGCCCGGACAGGCACGCTGCTGGCAACCGTCAGCGCGAAAGGGAGTCATATCCCCTTAATTCAGTTCAGCGTAACTCCTAAGAGTCCGGGACAGCAGCCAGTCGGATCAGTATTGATGGCATCGGTCAAAAAATCGGGCGGCAAACCGATTCCCGGCGCATTTATTATGCAAATCGGCGATAAAACAGAAGTAGCAAAGCGCGAAGGCAAAGACCGCATACCCACGGTAGAAATTACCGGTCCATCGTTACCGCAGATGATCAATGATCCAATAATTCAGCAATACATAATGGACGGCATGGAAACAAGATTCTCAAAACGTATCGACCACGAAATAGAAGCAATTCTAAGCGGATCAGTAAATGCAGGGAAGTGGAAAGAATGATTGATCCACAATTGATAAATGATCTAGTTGATTTCTTGACTCCGTTATTCAGCGACTTTTCGGTCGAAGATGAAAACGGAGTTTTTCATTCTATGACTATCGTTCCTGGATTCCTACCGCCCAAACGTACACAAGAGGATGAAAGCTACCAAGAATTTATAGTCCAGGTAGTTTATGTGGATGGTGAGTCTGAATTTAACCGGGAGCAAGGTTGTCCTATATCAATAAATAACATGAAAATTATTGTCAGGACAACTTCTAACGACGTTGTTATTGGTCCATCCAATACTATTTTAGTCATGACAAAAATTCAGCAAGCCATTTACACAACTCCGATTTTAGCCAATCGTTACCGCGCATGGTACCCCATGAAATGGACCGCTCCGGTAAGTCATGCATGGCCGTTTTGGGAAGGCGAAATGACAATCCCTTATCAATCGCCGATGGCACAAGAATATTTTATAGGAGGTACGTACAATGAGTGATAGTAAAAAGCCGGATATTGGCACAGTCCGCAAATCACCGGAACGTGTCGCTGCCAATCCGGTCATCTACTGCGGCCCGACGCTACCCCGGCAGTATGGCCTGGTGCAGTACAGAGTGTTCGCCGGCGTAGCACCGGGATACGTCGCGCAGTTAGTCAATGATTGCCCGGCGGTCGGGCAGCTGATCGTGCCGGTGGCTCAACTAGCGACAACCAGAAAAGCAATATTAACAAAAGGCTCATCTCAGGCGGCACTGTACCAACAGATAGCCGCTTATTTTGCGCCCAAACCGCAACCTAAGGCCACGAAGCCAATTAATAAGGTGGTGAGAAGGTAATGGCTCTTACTCATGGTATCAACATATCTGAAGTCCCAACATCAGTAAAACCACCCGTTACAGTCGAATCGGGCATTCCGGTCGTATTCGGTACCGCACCGATTAACCTGGCGACAGCTGGTGCCGGTACTGGCGGGTTAGGTGTAACCAATGTGCCGGTCTTGTGCGAGCAGTACAGCGATTTTACCGAGCAGTTGGGCTATTGCTCCGATTGGGAGAATTACACGCTGTGTGAAGCCGCCTATGCCTTTTTCCAGCTGTTTGGTATCGCACCGGCAATATTCGTCAACGTGCTTGATCCTACCGTCCATATTACAGAGGTAACTAATCAGGCGGAAACATTAGCTGCGGGGACCGTTACGCTGGCGAATGAAGGCGTAATTTTAAGCACGCTGGTCGTAAAGCTCACGTCAGCAGGAAGCGCGCTACACCTAAATACCGACTATACTGCAGCGTTTAATGATGATGGTTATGTCGTCATTACTCGAATTGATGGCGGCGCCATTACTTCAGTTACTTCAGCCCTGGTGGTATCCCTTACCGAACTAGCACCTTCCATGGTTGAGGATACTGATATCATCGGCGGTGTCTCTGAAAGCGGCGCATATACCGGAATCCAGTGTTTAGAGCAGGTTTTCCCGCTGTTTCGCCTGGTACCGGGACAAGTTCTGGCGCCGGGCTGGTCACAGATTGCGGCAGTTGCAGCAGTCATGGACGCCCAGGCCAGCAGTATCAATAGTTGTTTCAGGGCGATCACCCTGGACGATGTACCGACCACCGGGACCGGTGCGGTCACGCAATATAGCGATGTGCCGGCATGGATGAATACGAACAATTACACGTCCGAGCGGGAAGTTGTCTGCTGGCCTATGGTGTCGCTGTCAGGCATGATATTCCACATGTCGACGCAGATCGCGGCACTTAATTGCCTGAATGACAGTAATAACAATAATGTGCCAAACCAGTCGCCGTCAAATAAGAGTCTGCAGATGGATTCTGCCGTACTTGGCAATGGAACACCGGTTGTGTTTGGCCTGGTAGAAGCCAATTACCTGAACGGCAACGGAGTTATGACCTGCTTGAACTGGATCGGAGGCTGGAAAGCCTGGGGCAATTATATGGCCTGCTATCCGGCGGACACCGACCCGAAGGACTGTTTCATTTCAGTCCGCCGGATGTTCGACTGGCTGGGCAATGAATTCGTCGAGACATTCTGGAGCGACGTTGACGATCCGATTAACCTGGTACTCATTCAAACCATCGTTGATTCGGAAAATATTAACCTTAACGGGCTGGCGGCCGCCGGCTATATTTTGGGCGGCGAGATGGAGTTCCTGGCGAGTGAGAACACGACAACTGATCTCGAAGCCGGGCAGATTACATTCCACTGCTTAGTAACGCCGCCGACACCGGCTCAGGTGATTGATGAAGTTCTGGAATATGACACGTCATATTTCTCGGCGCTGTTTAGCTCCGTAAGTTCATAAGGAAGGAGTGAATTAAACAATGCAATATCCAGAAATGATGATAAATTACATGTGCTATTTGAACGGATCGAGCTTTGTCGGCATGGTTGACGTCGAGTTGCCTAGCCTTGATGCGCTGACCGAAAAAATCAAAGGCGCCGGAATCGCCGGTGAAATCAACGCACCGGTAATAGGGCATTTTGATGCTCTGACACTAGGAATTACCTGGCGGGTTATTGATGCGAACGCGATTAGTTTTATTGCTCCGGTTTACAATCGGCTTGACTTCCGTGGATCTCAGCAGATTTACAATTCGTCCGGTGCAGTTATCGGTAATCAGCCAGTAAAAGCTATCTGTAGGGCGATGCCAACAAAATCTAGTTTAGGCAAGCTGGTTCAGGCGGCCACTACCGAAACCAAAAACGAATTTGAATGCAATTATCTCAAGATTTTTGTCAATGGTGATGAGGTTCTGGAGCTTGACAAGTACAACTACATTTTTACCGTCAATGGCGTGGATTACCTGGCCGATATCAGATCGGATCTAGGCCTGAGTTATTAAGG